GACCGAGTACCTGCATGGAAAGAACATATCAAACAAAAATATCAACAAGAAGAAATATTAACTTTTAGGACCGAATAATGGACTTTGAAAAAGAATATCAAGATGCCTGTGTAAGAGATACAGACATACACGAACATTTACCAACAATATCCGTTTTAACTTCAGAGTGTAATCATGTAACCGAACTTGGTGTTGGTTGGGCTCAAAGCACCCGTGCATTTCTACGACATGATATAGAATTGCATAGTTATGAATTTATGCCTCAACCGGGTATTCGTGAATTCTTTGAAGAAGCCAAAAATGCTGGTCGTAATGTAACGCTTCATGTTGATGACACTCGTAAGGTTGAAATTGCAGAAACCGATTTGATGTTGGTGGACAGTCTACATATCTATGAGCAGGTACAAAAAGAATTAGAATTACACGCAGGTAAAGTTCGTAAATATCTTTTATTTCACGACACCACATTATTTGCTGACCGTGGTGAATTTGGTGGCAAAGGCATTTGGCCAGCGGTTCAAGAATTCATTGATTCTCATCCTGAATGGCAATTAGTTGAAAGACGGCACAATAATAATGGATTAACTATTTTAAAGAGAGTATAATGAAAATCTTTATCACGGGAATTGCAGGTTTCCTAGGTAGTCACCTTGCAGATAGAATGTTGGAATTGGGACACGAAGTTATTGGTAACGATACACTTATTGGTGGTTATCGTGATAATGTTCCAAAGAAAGCAAAGTTGTATGTTGTGGATTGTTGCGATATAGAAAAAATGACTTACATCATGGAAGGTTGTGATATTGTTATACACTCAGCCGCTACTGCACACGAAGGACTTTCTGTATTCAGTCCTAGTTTTATTACCAAAAATATATTTGAAGCTTCTGTTGCAACAATCTCAGCTGCGGTACAAAACAAAGTAAAACGATTTGTATATTGCACATCGATGGCAAGATATGGTAATCAACCTCATCCTTTCACCGAAGATATGGCACCGAAACCAGTAGACCCTTATGGTGTTGCAAAAGTTGCTGGTGAAGATGTATTAAAGATTCTTGCTGAAACGCATGGCATGGAATGGAACATTGCGGTGCCACATAACATCGTTGGTCCTCGTCAAAAGTTTGATGACCCTTTCCGTAATGTTATGAGTATCATGGCTAATCGTAATCTCCGTGGTTTACCTGCAATCATCTATGGTGACGGCAATCAAACTCGTTGTTTCTCATATGTTGCTGACTGTATCAACTGTTTAGAGAAGATGGCATTGGATCCCAAAGTTGTTGGTGAGATTATCAACATTGGTCCTGATGACGGCACAATCTCAATCAAAGACTTGGCAGTATTGGTAGCCAAAGAAACCGGATTTGAAGGTAAAGCAATTCATATGCCAGACCGACCAAGAGAAGTTAAACACGCTGATTGTTCTGCTGACAAGGCAAGATGGTTATTGCAATATGAAACTAAAACCACATTAGAGAAATCTATCCAAGAAACTGTGGCATATATTAAGAAAAAAGGACCTAGACAATTTGATTATTCTTATCCTTTAGAAATCATTTCTGATAAAACTCCTAAAACTTGGAAAGATAGGTTAATGTAATGGCATCTATATCATTTCTTCATTTGGCTTCGGCTGGTAAATCAATATCAACAGAAAAAGTAGTAAGTAATATAAGACAGTATCATCCTGATGCTTATTATTTTTTGGGATCTGATGCTGCTGATGATTTATCGGATATTGCCAAACAATACAATTTAGATTATCATTATTTCGATGATAAGTTAGGATATCCAACACAACCTTTTGGTTACAGAAAAGAAAAAGTATTGTTGTGGTTGGAACGATTTCATTATGCCTGTGAAAATTGTAATACATCACATATCATGATGGTAGAAGATGATGTCTGGATTAAAAAACCTATCACAGTAAAAGATGAATGGGAGATGTCTTGTCATAAGATTAGTCATGGTAATCGTTTTCCTCCTGCTGTATTAGATATCATGGAACAATTTTCTGGTGTAAAACCTAAAACCGATTTCTATGGTGGCGGCGGTGGTTCAATTTACAATGTCAAAACATTTTTAAAGAACTACACAAGAATGACCGCATTGATTGATGATAAGTGGGATTACATACAAGACAATCATTATCCTACGATTGGTTGGATGGACTGTTTAATGGTCGCATACTATTTCTTTTGTGGTAAAAATTATACAGAGAATCCTCATATGACAGATACACACCATCACCAAAAAGGATTTGATTTTGATAAATTTGTAGAAGAACAGCCAGAACACATTGAAATAGTTAATAACTATAAAAAGTATTACTGGCCTAGTGAGAATGAAGTTATAACATTTAATACAGAATCAATATGAACGACATAACAATAGTCACCGCTTTCTTTGATATTGGTCGTGGTGATTGGACACCAGACAAAGGATTACCACACTATTTACATAGAACGACCAAAACATATCTTGACCGATTTAGTCATATGGCTAAATTGGAAAATCCTATGGTTGTTTATACATCAAAAGATTTGGTTGATGAGGTAAAATTTCTCAGACAGGATAGACCTACTGACATACTCACAATTGATTTTCCTAATAGTTTTCAAAAACTAAGAGATGAGATTACCAGAGTTCAAAAAGACTCAGAATATCAAGCTAAAATAAATCCCGCACAAGCAAAAAATCCAGAGTATTGGAATGCTGACTATGTTCTCGTCAATTTTTTAAAGTCATCTTTTGTTACAAGAGCTTTACAATCTAATCTTATTAATACTGATTTGGTTGCTTGGATGGACTTTGGATACTGTAGAGACCTATCTACACTTAATGGTGTTCAACATTGGCAATATCCTTTCGACAAAGATAAAATACACTTTTTTAATTTAAAAGATTGGCAAGAAGGCACATTCATTGAGAATGTTATTTTCAATAATGATGTTCACATTACAGGTCCATGTATTGTTGCAGGTAAAGATATGTGGCAAACACTAGAACATTTGGTTCACCATAGTGTAGACCAATTACTTAAAAATAATTTAATAGATGATGACCAAACCATCCTATTGATGTCATATCTACAAAAACCAGAATTGTTTGAATTACATAAAGTATCAATTGATGATTGGTTTGTTGCTTTTAAGGATTATAATGAAAATTAAAATTGATTGTACCGCCAACTTAGGTGATTTTTGTAATGCACTACCTGTAATTTCAGGTATCTCAAAGTATAAGAATGAAAAGATTCATCTTGTTATTAGACCAGAGATGCGTAAATTTAATGGTATCAAAGAGTTTTTAAAATATCAACCCATGATTGAAGATGTAGATTTCTCGGATGATTTATTAACTTTTGGTGATATTATGACTATCAGTTCATGGACACGCATGAACCAAGAAGATGCTGATAGACCAATTGAAACTTGCCGTTATGAGAATTGGGTAAACGATAATTACAGAATGTTATTTGAAGTTGATGATGACTTTGAAATTGAAGTTTTTCCAATGTTTGTTGGTGATTTTGACGATAAAACAATTATTGGTGATAGATGGTCCACAAAACAAGATCCTAGTGTTGATGCCAGGCGTTCTACCAATGTTATTGAGAATGGTGCCAAGCTTGACAACGATAAAGTTGTATACATGGACTATTCAAAGACATTAATGTATAATTGCAATCTTATCAAACAAAATCCTAATCCATTCATTACTACATTTACTGGCATTGGTATTATTGCTGACTTGATGAATAAAGAAACAATTGTTGGTTGGGACGAAGATATGAGAACTTGGGATGGACATCCTGTTGAGTTCGATTTCAAACGACACTATTATGGTAATCGCAAATCTAAATTGGTCTATGTGAAAGATATTACATTATGATTATCAATATTGAACCTGGAACTTTTGGCACAGTCAGAAATGGTGACATGATTGCTGTTGCAAATGTTTTGGAGCATATACGAAAAATCAATAACAATCCATTGATTCGGTTTCATTTGAAACCAGGAAATGTTAGTGAAGATACTCATTGTCAAACATTTTATGAGATAATGTTGAAGATGACTAACTACTTTTCAACTGAATCTGGTGAACAATCATTGCCTTGGAGAAAAGTCAATGTTTGGGATTTCAGAGATATATGTGGTGACTTAGTAAAAATCCCAAACAATGCACCAATGGAAAAGAAGATTGCTGTATTTCCATTGTTTGATGCACCATATAATCAATGGCGTAACTGGCCAAAGAATGTATATGAGCAAATTATTGCCAAATATTCTACCGAAGAATATAAAGATTATGAAAAAGTAATCTGTAAAAAAGGTGAACCTACCGAAAGTTGCCCATTTGAGGGTTGGCGGTATTCTACCAATTTTGTTCAAAATTATTACCACATTACCACAGCGGAAATCTTTGTTGGTGGTGATACTGGTTCTAGCCACTTTGCATGGGCGCTTGACAAAGGACCTAAAGACCTGATATACTATGGATCCAGTCGAGCATTAGTTCATACCCTACCATTCTATTTACTTCAAGGAAAAGGTCGTATGGCCAATTATTGGTTGGATTTTGAAGGTACAAAATGGAATAATTAAGCCACTATGTATCGAAGCCAATCTTTCTAAGAATTGAGCTCAAGAACCAAGAAGTTGTATAAATAAGCAACCGGCAATCAAAGTGTATTGCAAATCAGAAGGAAATTCAATGTTATCATTTAAGTCATTCTTAACGGAAGAATCTGAACAAGGTTCCGAACTTAAACACATTCATCATGCAGAAGATAGACCTTTGATGCATGGCCACGCAGGTTTTGAACACGCCCATGCAGCTTTGATGAAAGCTCATGCACACATGACTGGTGGTCATAAGAATACCAATTTAACGATGAAATATGATGGTTCACCATCAATCGTTTTTGGTCATCACCCCAAAAATGGTAAATTCTTTGTTGCAACCAAATCTGCCTTTAATAAGAATCCAAAGATTAACCATACAGAAAAAGATATTGACAAGAATCATGGTCATGCTCCTGGTCTGGCAAAAACACTCAAACACGCATTAAAACATTTACCAAAAGTAACACCAAAAGAAGGTGTATTCCAAGGCGACCTAATGCATCATGCTGATACAAAGCATTTGCATGAGAGATACATTGTGGAAGCCAAAGGTGATGTTTCCTTTACTCCAAACACAATCACCTATACTGCTAAAGGTAAAGAAGCAGAAAAAGTAAAGAAGTCTAAAGTGGGTGTTGTGGTTCATACACAATACAGCCATGACTTAAAACACAACACACCTCATGTGGACATGAGTAAGTTTAAAGAACATCCAGATGTCCATATTCACGGTGCAGAACATGATACAAGTAAAGTGAAACATTCTGCTGAGAATGAGAAACACTTTCAGAAACATATGGCTGCAGCTAAAGAAATTCACGACACACATGGTCACAAAATGTATGATTCTATACACAAAAAACATAGTGGAGAAACTGGCCACCTGTCAACCTACATAAACAAAACAGTAAGACACGATGAAGTGCCAAGTGTTAAAGGTTTCAAAGAACATTTACACGATGTTCATGCCAAACAGGCAGCCAAAGTAAAAACTGAAAAGTCAAAGTCTGAAAAGACCAAAGAAGGTGATTCACAGATTGCTCATGTTGAAAAAAATAAAGCACACTATGGAAATTTACTGTCTATGCATCACCATTTACACCAAGCAAAAAACGCTTTGGTTAAATCATTAGAAACACATGAAGGACATTACCAACATCACATCGAAGGTAAGAAGTCTAAACCTGAAGGTTTTGTAGTTCATCATGATAATCAACCAACCAAATTGGTTAATCGTGCTGAGTTTGCTAAACAAAATTTATTAAAAGTGCGTAAATGAAATCGTTTTTAGAACTAGTCGAAGAAACAAAACAAGGTGAAAAACACCATGTGATGACCTTTGGTCGCATGAATCCTCCAACAACAGGTCATTTGAAGTTAATTGGCAAGGTTAAGGAAGTAGCAGCTAAACACAATGCCTCACATTCTGTTGTAACATCACACTCTCAAGATTCTAAGAAGAATCCATTATCAGCTGAACAGAAAATTAAACATCTAAAGAGGTATTCTCCAGGTACACACTTTGAGGCATCTTCCAAAGAACATCCAACATTCCTACATCATGCAGCCGAATTACATAAGAAAGGTGTAACACATCTTCATATGGTTGCTGGTTCTGACCGTGTTGATGAGTATAAAAAGAAATTACACCAATACAATGGTACACACAAAGGTGCGTTGTACCATTTCAAAAAGATTACTGTCCATTCAGCAGGTCAAAGAGATCCTGATGCCGAAGGTTCAACTGGTATGTCTGGTACCAAAATGCGAGCTCATGCCGCCTCCAGTAATGCAAAAGAATTCAAAAAAGGTGTGCCAGAACACATTTCAGATAAACACACAAAAGAACTTATGCACGATACCCGTAGGGGTATGGGTTTACATGAAAACTCAAATCGTGGTCTATTCAAAGCCGTATTTGTAACTGGTGGACCTGGTTCCGGCAAAGATATCATTATCCGTGAATCAATACCAGAAGCTCGTGCCGTTGAACTTAACGCCAACCAAGCCTATGATTACCTTGTTGATAAACAAAAACTATCTGAAAAAACCAGTGATTTCCGTAGAGAAGCCATTCGTAACCGTGGTCCTTTGATTGTTAACGGACCGGCAGATAACATTGACAAAATCAACTATATTAGAGAAGAACTAGAAGATTTAGGTTATTCCACTATGATGATATTTGTGAATACTACAAATGAAGTCAGTCAAGAAAGAAATACCAAATTATCTCGTATGATGGTCGAATCCATTAGATACGACAAATGGACACAAGCTCAGAAGAACAAAGAGCTCTTTGCTGAATCTTTTGATAATTTCATGCAGATAGATAATACAGGTTCACTTGAATCCATTGAGGAAGATATAACTCAAACTTACCTAAATATTCATAACTTCATTGAAGGTAGGACCTATGGAGATGTATCTTTATCGTGGTTAGAAAAACACGGTAAGTTAAATATAAGTGATAATTTAATTAAGGAAGAAAAAAATGTTCAAAGCGCTAGTAAATTTACTAAAATTAAAACCAATCCAGAGCTCAAAGCCCCTGGACTCGACAGTATCCCAGCCGACAACAGAGCCAGTGACTCCAACGCAGACGATATCAAATGGAACGCCAACAGTAAGCGAAAAACCTTCATCTTCCGCACCTACAGCGAAGCCCAAGAACCAACGCTCACCGTCAACCCGCAACCGAAAGAAACCAACTTCTCCAAAGACAAAGAGCAAGTAAAGAAGAAACGAATAGTAGACGCTCCAACCGTAAGTCAAAGACTACGGAACACCACAGGTGTGGGGCCAGAATTTGATACACGCCAACAAGGAACAGTATATCCTATGTCAGGTCTAGGCGATGTAACATACAGAGAACAAAAAGAATTTAGTAGTTTTAGAAAAACAATTAAAGAATATAATGGCTTTCAGAATGACATTTCTATACCTGATATGGGTGTAGGGGGAACTTTGAATGGTGCCACTAATTTTGAACCAATGCAATCATATAAAGATGCAAATAGAAATATTGGCACACAAATAAAAATTAAAAAGAAAAAGAAACAGGAGAAATAAAATGTTTGGTAATAAACTTAAAATGAATTCAATTGCTGAAGCTGTAAAGAAAATTACAGAGGAATCTATTGCTGAAGCGGAAAAAGTAACCACTTCAACTGGTATGAAAGTTTATGGATCTTCTTATGGTGATTCAGCCAAAGCACGCCGTGACCAAGTTAAGAAAGATATCGACACAATTAAAGGTCCTACAACTAAAGAGTTGACCGGTAAAGACAAAGAAGATTTTAAGAAAACTAAAGGTAGATATGATGAAGCTGCCAAACCAGATTTCTTAGACATGGACAAAGACGGCGACAAAAAAGAGCCAATGAAGAAGGCAGTTGCTGACAAGAAAAAAAACGAATCAACTGAACACTTTAAAAACAAACTAATTGAAGCTCTTAAAGGCAATCAACATAAGATTGACAAAAACAAAAATAATAAAATTGATTCTCAAGATTTTAAAATTCTTCGTGGCCAAAAAAATGTAACAGAAGATTCATGTGAAGATGAAGCTAAACAAGAAGTAAAAAAACATGAAAAAAGATTACATGGTAAAGATGGTGAAGTTTCCAAACACGTTGAGAAAATGCACAAAGAAGAAGTAGAGCAAATTGAAGAAAAACACATGACTGACGATGACATGGCCAAGCGTGAAAAAATTGTTAAGTCAATGAAAAAAGGATTTGCTGGTTTCAGACAGCGTTATGGAAAAGATGCTAAATCTGTAATGTATGCTACTGCCACCAAACAAGCAATGAAAGAAGATGCTGTTGAAGAAGAAATTGATCCTAAAGTTCGTACCAAAGATACACTAAAAGGTCAAGAACGAACAGCTCAATCTGATGATGTTGGTCCTAATTCAAATGGTAGATCCACAAAAGTAAAATTTCGTGGAGGTCCAATGAAAGAAGAAGTAAAAAAGTCTGATATTCCAGCTTTCTTGCGTAAGGCTCGTGGTGATAAACCATTGACAGTTGCTGATGCAAAAGCTGGAAATAAGGATTCTATTTCTTCAAAAGAAAATTTGGCTAAGGCTCGTGGTGTTCAAGAAGGTAAACATCCTGAATCAGATACAGTTCCTTTTGTAACAAATGCAGAACAACCTCCTTTTGATAAACCATACAAAAAAATTGGTGCTTCAGTAACAGATAAATCTGGTGCAAAACATACGCCAATGTCCCGTGCTAGAGATTTGGCTCGGTCGGCTATGAAAAGAATTAAAACAGAGATGTTAGGTAAAGCTCCAGGAAATAACGGTTAAGGTAAAAACATGGATGCCAAAAAATTAAAATTAATTGTTAGAGGTGAAAAGAAACCAACTTTTGGTACAGACCCAAATGATCCATGGTCTGTCCGTGCCGGTATCACCGAAAGTCAAAAAAGTGAATTACACGATTATCTTAAATCTCGTGGTATTAATCCAGATTTTGTTAGTAAAGATACAAAAATATCTCATGCAAAATCTTCCGAGTTTCATAAATGGAGGCGTGACCACCAGTTTGATGATCCAATTAATTATGTTTCAACTACTGTTGCAGACAAAATGAAACAACAACGAGCACAAACAGAAGAAACTGTTGCCGAAGCCAAGAAACCAAAAACAACATCATTAGAGAAGTTTCGTAAAGCATCAGCTGAACGTGAAAAGAAACACGATGAGATTGAGAAGAACCAATCTAAAGATGGTTCTGGCATGACTTCTGCAATTGACCGATTAGAGAAACATCTAAACAAAGAAGAAACTATTAATGAAGTTTCTGATTCAGAAGTTCAACATCACTTTGATAATTGGACAAATTCTGAACACGCTCCTTATAATAGTGATGCTGGAGATGATAATAAAGTTCACCAGTCAGCTTTAAGATATTTGAGAAGTACCAATGTACCAAAAGAAAAACATGAAAAGTTGGCCATGCATATTGCTCATAAATTTCATGGAAGTGGTATTGATGAGGCATCTGGTATTAGTAAAGCTAAAGAAACTTCATTTCATAAAAGTTTAGATAATTTAGTTCATAAGACTTTTGGTAAAAGAAAAGATGAATTAAAGATGAAAGAAGAAGTTGTTAGTGAAAAAAATGATTCTCATACACACGCTGCACATTATGAAGATCCAAAAACAGGTGAATGGACAGGAATGAATTTGCTGATTGCAAAAGACGA